GTGACCGGGGATTATGATGGAACTTAATACAATTTTACCTAGCGATAAAAGCCTTACTGCTCTGGTTGCTTCTTTGTGCGACGAGCGTAAGCGTGCCATTAGCGGAAGAAAAGAGTTAGAGCACATTTGGCAGTCTGCGCGTAACCAATACAAAGGAATAGACGCGCTTAACAAGCCGAGTGTTGAATACGAGAAAGGAGAAACGATGGATGCCTCGGTAACGGCTATTCGTCCCTACTCAGATAACAAACGCTCGACAGTTCTAGTGAACATTACTCGCCCGTACACAAACGCCGGCACAGCACGGGTTGCAGATATTTTACTGCCTACCGGCAAAATGCCCTGGTCGTTGCGGGCTACGCCGGTGAGTGACCTGCAAACCGTCTTGGGGATTTTAAGTAAGTATCCGAGTATTTTGCAGCAAACTTTAACAGCCTTACCCGACGTTGCCTTAAAGATACAAGACGAGGACAGCGCCGCTGCTGCTATACAAGTGGCAGAAACCATTATTAAAGACTGGCTTAAAGAGTCTGACTGGGCGGGCGTGGTGAGAAGGCAGTTAATCGAAGCGGGGCTGGTTGGAACCGGGGTTATTAAAGGTCCGTTTCCGAAAGAACGCCGAGTTAGTAGTGATACGAGTCGAATTTTGGCTCTTGTCCCGTTTACTACTGATGAATCCACGGCGGAAATGCTGTTAAAAGAATTAGAGACTATGCTGTTTTATACTCCGCGGATTGAGTGCATTAAGGTGGAAAATTGTTACCCAGACCCCGACTGTGGGGTGGATGTTCAGAACGGAAAGTTTTTCTTCGAGAAAATTCCAGAGGTCACTCGCCGGCAGTTGCAGGACATGGCAAGAGACCCAAACTACGACGCCGGGGCGATTAAACTTGCGTTGGATGAGGGGCCGCAGGATGACGCTTTTAACAAAAGAAAAGACTCCAAAAAACCGTACTCCCTCTGGGTAAGAACCGGAACAGTTGACTGGAAAGAGGACGGTGAGGAGTACTCGTTGGGTTTTAAAGTCATAACAATGCTTAACGACAGGATTATTAAATGCTCTCCATACCCGTTGGAAACTGAGCGCTTTCCCTACAACGTGCTGTGTTGGGAACCCAGAGACAATTCATGGGCTGGGATTGGAATCCCGGAGCAAATGGAAACCCCTCAACGTGGGCTTACTGCCTCGGTTCGTGCGCTTATGGATAATATGGGGTATAGTGTTGGGCCGCAGGTGTTGGAGATGGACGGGCTTATTGAGCCAATAGACGGTGAAGATAATGAGCTTCGTCCGTACAAGCGCTGGCGGGTGAAGTCCGGCCTGCCCGGCGTGGACGCTATGACTGAGGCTAAAAACGCAATGGCGTTCTTAGAATTTCCTAACTACCTAAACGATATTATGCCGGTTATACAATACTGGCTAAAAATGGCTGAGGACACCACTGGGCTAAGCTTACTGTTGCAAGGGCAGGCTGTTACTGACGCGGTGGGCGTATCGCAGCAGTTAATGAATAACTCCACTACTAATCTTCGGCTCATTATTAAAGAGTGGGATGATAAAACGTGCAAGCCGTTACTGGAGAGTTTTTACGAGTGGGTTCAACTATACGGCCCTGAAGAAGCTCGTGGTGATGCAGTAGTGGAGCCGCTGGGTTCTACGACACTTATTGTTAAGGAGTTGCAGCAACAGGCGTTGTTGCAGATTTCCCAGCAAGTTCTTCAGCCGGTTTACGGAGTTTCCCCTCGAAAATGGATGCAAGTTTATTTAGAGGGGTTCCAGATTGACATTGAAACATTGGCCCTCACAGACGAGGAGAGAGAGCGATTAGAGGCAGCAGAGCAGCAACCCGACCCGCGAGTTGCGGCGGCGCAGATTGAGGCACAAGCCGAGGTTTACAAAGCCGATTTAAGAAAAGAGGTTGACACGCTTAAACTGGCACTGGAAGCACAGTTTAAAGATTTATCATTACAACAGGCACAAGCCGCCGCGCAGCTTAAATCCGACACAGCACTGCTGCAAAAGGGAATGGATGTTCAGCAGAAAACCGGTGAAACAGCACAGCCGGCGATAGAGGAAAAAATGCCTGTGGATGTGGAGAGTGCGCTTGCTACTTTGGGGCTACAATGAAAGAAGCACTAGTAAATATTCATGGTACTTGGTATATTGATCCTATACATTTTTTGCATTATTTACAAGAGCGTGTTAGGCTCGTAACGGAACGGATTGCTGTACCAGGAACCGATCATGCAGCTACAGAGGCTTTAAGAGGCCGCCGGGCTGAGCTACTAACCTTGATACAGCAATTAACGGAAACTACAAAATGACAGACCAATCCTCAGACAAAATGCCGGATCAATCCCCAGACGAGGTTTTAGAGGCATCTGCTGACGAAGTCTCTGCTGAAACGTCTCCGTTTCTACGAGATCTTTCGGAAGATGAAGTGTATACCCGACTTCAACGAGTCTCTGACTTTCCTGACCACATCAGCGGGATAGAGTCTCGTTTTAATGGAAATTTGTCACAGCTACAGGAACGGCTTTTAGGGTTAGAGAAGTCTTTAGGGTCGAGAACCTCTTTTAATGCTGACAAGCTTAAAAAGATTCTAGAGGACTACGATCCAAAACTGGCAGAAATCTTAGTGCCAGCATTGTCAGAGGCAATCCAAACTTCGCCTCTAGATGAAAGTGCACTTCGCCCGTATCTCGATCCTATCTCAAATCAACTAACTGAGGCATTTGGGCAGCAGTTGGTTTTGTCGGTTTATCCACCTGAAGTGTTGGAAGATATTATTCCTCCGGTGAAAGGTGGAAAGTTTGTGCCAGAGGGACAGCGGCATAAAGATTTTATTGACTGGTATTCCCAGCAGGGGTATCAAACCCAACAGGCTCTTATGAGCTTCGGTGCTCCATACGTCAACGCGCTTCGTAAGTTTGAGGCATGGGAGCAAAGCAGAAAACAGGAAAAGACGAGAAATGCTGATAGCAAAACTTCTCGCCTGGCTCAGGGGCAAATCCCGGCAAGCCAGTCTCGACGTACCAGAGATGCTGGAGCGCAATCTTCTCAAGATGCGTTCTTGGCTGCGTTTAACGAAGTTGCCTCAGAGGGCAGATAATTATGGCTGGTCAAATTTACGGCACGCAGGTAGGTCGCCTTGAAAAATATAAAGGGCGAATCCTTGCCAAAGCACAAACGAAAGAAATGCTCACGAAGCTGGGGGCTATGGAGCCGTTTCCGCAAAACGTTTCTCAGACGATTGAGTGGATGCGGTTCTTACCTTACGGTGGTGTTGATAATGAGTGGATGGCAGCGGGTGGTGATACTGCCTTTATCGCCAAACACGTTATTCAAGAGGGTGTAACCCCCTCGCCGGACTCGATTGCGTGGACTACGACCTCTACCACGCTGCAAGAAATCGGCTGCTTGTACTCTTACAGTAACAAGTTACGGTACTTGCACGAGGAAGGTGTTACGATCCCGCGCGAGATGGAAGATCAGGCGGCGACTCGTATCGCGCTCTGTCGAGAAATGATGGTGTATGGGGAGTTGAAATCCTGCACTAACGACTTCTTTGGTGGCACAGGAACTACGGTTGGCACAGTTAACGGCCCGCCAACTAAGGCCATGTTCCAAAACATCTCGCGGGCGCTACTGGGTAAGCACGCCACGACTATCAACAAGATGTTGAAGTCTGGTCCTGATTTTGGTATGCAGTCGGTCAATGCGAGTTGGCCAGTGTACTGCCATACTGATATGGAAAAAACCTTTGAGAACATTCCTGGGTTTACCAAGGTACAAGACTACGGGCAGAATCAGCTGCTAGACCCTGAGTATGAGATTGGCGCGATTGGCCGGTTTAGGGTTATCGTTAATCCGATTCTCACCTATCGCCCAGGTGCCGGGGCATTAGTCGGCGCGGCTGTCTCCGGGTTTGTTCCGAAGTCCAATGCTGGTACTAATATTGACGTTTACCCGCTGGTTATTATGGGTCGAGGTAACAGCGGTGGTGATGCGTTTGGGCAGGTGCCGCTGCGCGGGTTTGATAGTGTTGATGTAAACCACTTCCCGCCGTCGGATAAATCCAAGGTTGACCCGCTGGGTCAGCGGGGGTATGTGAGCGCGATGACCTGGCAGGCGCAGGCTGTTTTGAATGATGACTGGATGGCCATTGCCTGGGTTGGTACTGAGGCGTAATGTTTGTAGGGGACTTGTGAAGCACAATGTTTACTCTTGTGCTTCACCTTTTTGGAGGTAACAAATGAGCGGTGTTCTTAATGAATTGGCTCGCTTTATTAGTGCCCCTGGCGCCGAAGCTCTTAAAGCCCTTTTGAACTCAAAAGGATTTATCCCGGTTCCTCTAGGTGCCATTACGCAAGAAGATGGCACGGCATTGCTTAAGCAAGCTACTACAGTAGCTGGTTATTCCCAGCTTTCCGACAAAGAAACAGTTATTAACATCCCGGTTAACTGCACCGCCGGCGAGGCGCTTGGATTTGTTGTTCCAACACCTATCGACCTGGACTCCACTAAACCTGTGGAAGTTTGTGTGCTGATAGGGAAGGCTGCTAACAATGATGCACTCACGCTTGACTGCGAAGTGTTTTCAGTTGGGGCTGGAGATACGGCTAACGCGGATATTCAATTAACGGCGGCAACTGCAATTACAGCAGCGGCTTCTAAATTGGTGTTTACTTGTAGTTTAAGCGGTATGCTACCACCGCCCGGCGGGCTGTCTGTGGTGCTTACACTGGGCGGTACGAATGACCAGGATGCGACATATATTTACAGCGTCTGGGTTGAGTACACTAAATGCTTGCTTAACGAATAAGTGTTTGCTTAACGAATAGGATGATTTGAAATGGCTAATGCGAGTTATTTGAAGAAATTTGATCCGATCCAGGAGAGCGGCAAGTATTCTTACGGGATTCGGACTGGTGTGCGTACTGCTGCAAACTTTACAGTCACGCTGGGGTTTCGCCCGATTAAGATTCGGGTAGTTAATCTTACTGACAAGATTGAAGCTACGCATTACGTTGACCCAACCGCGGCTACTGGAACGACGACTTACGGGCTGGATGCAGGGGCGAATGCTAAGTCGTTGGTAACGATTGCTAGCGGCACCCGCACTTATGAGGCGGCGGGAATTGCGCTGACTAGCGATGGTATGGGCTTTACCGTTACTGTCGCAACCAAGACGCTTGAGACGGATGACGATGACACTCTGTGGGAAGCGTGGGGCTGATTGAAACAATAATGTGCGTCTAGGGTAATTCCCGAAAACCAATGCAGGCTGGCGCACGTTAGCTTTACGGCAACATGAAAATGGTTGACAATTTCATATTTACGAATACCCATAACGAATTAAATTTCTAACCCCTAACTTAAAAGGAACGAGAGTCTCTCGTTTAATCTAAATGGCAACATACACCAAACGATCAGAAAATACTGACTCCATTTTAACCCTGCGTGCGGAGCAACCCGAGGAAGATTCCTTTGTAAGTCCAATTCAGGTCGTTGAAAACGAGGCTTTAGATAAATACGCCCGCGACTTGGCTTTCATGGCAGAGTCGGTTGAGGTAATGATTCTACCCTCGCATGACAAAAATGACTCTACCCGGTTGGTAAGTATTTCTGTCAATGGAAAGAGCTATTACATGCTTAGAGGCGAATGGCAGGTTGTGCCTAGATTCGTGCTTGAGGTTATTGTAAGAGCTAAGCGAGAAAGCTGGCAGTTCGGCTACCGCAAGGCTGCTGATGGCAGCACGTTTGAAACTTCTAACTCGTACAATGTACTCCGTTATCCTCATCATTACCGTGACCAGAACCCCAAGGGGCAGGCGTGGTACGACTCTATTAAAGATCAAGCAGTTTAGTGGGGCGTTGCGATGACTGCCGCAGAGATGGTTGAAAAGTTAAGATTGGCAATGGGTGATGAGGTGGAGCCTTATGTAATCTCCACTTCAACTATCTTTGAATGGCTCTCTGACGCTTATTTACGCATTCAAATTGAGTACGATCAGTGGAAGTTTTTTCACAACCGCGGTCTTATACTAACCACAAGAGCTGGGCAAGCGGAGTATGGGGTTTATAACGTTAAAGAAATTTCCAAGAACTCGGTGTATTGCAATAGAGTTGGCGAATCTGCCCGATACCCAATGTATTTTTACGAGTATGCTGATTGGGTTATGGACGAGCAGGTTAATTTACAAACAGCCGGGACTCCAATGTACTTTATTTCCCTGCCTAATGGAAATTATAGAATAGAGCCAGACCCTACGGAGGCATGGCAGGTTTGGGGAGATGTATGGTACAAGCCGGCGGGATTTGAGGATTTACAAGATAGTCCTATATGGGACGAAAAATACCATGGGTTAGTTGTTTGGGAGGCTTTAAAGGTTGCCGCATTGGAGTGGCCGGATAATAAGAAAACTCAACGGATGCAAGCAAATCTTACAGTAAATTTACTACCTATGCGTAGGGCATTTAACTACGAGTATTTAGAGCCAAAAGGTAGTGCGAGGGCACTATTGTGACATCAGCAGAGTTACTTGCAGCAGTTCGTGTACGTTTTGACGACGTAACTCCGCCCTATTTTGCCTCTGACGCAACCATCTTAGAGCAAGCTTCGCTGGCGCAGGTGGAATTTGCTAGGGCTACGTTAGCTCTTTACGACGTTGTATCAGAGACAATAACAGGCAATGACCCTTGGCTTACGCTGCCGAGTAACTTCTTTGTTTTAAAAACTGTTATACTTAACGGAAAACAGCTTCGCCCGATTACTGTTAGTGAATTAGACTTTGGGTATTTTACGTTTGCTGTTGAAAACTCTAATAGATTTTCAGACTGGCGCGAAGCAAAAGGTACACCAAAGTTTGTAATCACTGATATGTATCCTGATAAAGTAAGGTTGGTGCCTTATTTAGCCACAAATGCTACAGTAAGCATGGAAGGTTATGTGGCTCCGTCTGCTTTAACACTCGGCGTTGACCCACAAATTCCAGAGGTATACCACGAATTGCTGGTAGTAGGTACACTACTTAGGCTTAATTCACAAACAGACGTAGACACTTTTAATCCGGCTAAGATACTGCTTTACAGTACTCAATGGTATCAAGGGATAGCAGAAGCACAAAATAACCTCCGTACAAGCCTTCGCCGGCAAGTGAGGGTAATGGAAATACCTAGAGGGTTTGCTTTTGATACTGGAGTGCAAAAGCAAGAAAACACCAGTGAACGGCCAGTCGCGTAGTAAGAGGAATATGTA